GATTGTTGGGGTCGTTCGAGTGCCCCTTCCGGCGCATCGCCCGACTCACCAGATTGGGTGTACCTGCCTTGTGGTGCACACTCAGGTCTTTCGACTCTCCGCACTTCTTGCACTTGTACTCGTCGCGCCGCATCACACCGAGCACGAGAGACGGCGGAAGCCCTCCCTTGCCGCCCGTGGCCAATGTAGCGCCCTGTTGCTTCGCCTCCGCTTGGAGCTTTGCGAGCGCCTTTTGCTCATTCTCACCGAGCTTGTCTTCTTGCGAACGATCTGGCTTTCGATTCTTGACCAGCCGCACAACTGCGTTGCTCATGCCGCACCTCAATGCACCAACATACCCGGAACCTGCACATGCACCGGATTTCGATCCTCGGGCGGTGCCGAGATCTCTACCAAACACCAGTCCGGACAACGCGCCGCCGCCTGCTCTGCCGCGGTTCGACAGCGATCACACGCACCTATGTCAGAGACCTTCACCATCGCCCCGTACTTGGTCGGAATTATCGGCACCGTGCAAGTACCATCCGGGTTAGTGGCCATGATCTGCGCCACGTATTCCGGACTCTTCTCGATCAGCTCTTCGAGCCGCACGAGCACCCGGATCCGCAGCGAGGCCGGCGCCCCGCACTGTTCACACTTCTTGTTCATCGCCGCGATGTGCATCTCTTTCGGAGTGAGGTCTCCCCGCACAAATTTCTGAAGCGTCGGCGATAGCTTCCCGTCCACCGGCTTACTCTTCTTGGTCATCATTCTCCTCCTGCATAGGATGGCTCACCGTACATGCCCGCGATCTTCACCCAATCCACCGCGGTCGGCCCCTGGCCCAGTCGCACCGCAGCATCATCGATGAACAGATCCACGATCGGCTTTCCCTGCACCCCGTCGTCGATCGCGTCAAACACCCCAGGCAATTCCTTCGACACAAACTCGATCATCTGCTGATACCGCGCCTGATTCAGCTCCCGATCCTCCGTCCACGCGCGTCGATGCACTGTCCGCACACCCGCGCGCACCATCGGATCCAGCTCCGAATCCTCACGCAACGCTCGATTGGCTCGCGCCGAGTACAGCAACAGCACGTGCCCCGCCTTTTTCAAAGCCCGCAGCCCTGCCTTTGCGCCGGGCATGAGCCGCAGCGGCGCCGCGAGATCACTGTACGAGCCACCGCGATCGACCACGGTGCCATCAAAATCGATCGCGAGTAGCATGCTACTCCTCACGCACCGCGCGCTTCTTCGACTTCTTCTTGACCTCGGTGACGATCTCGGCGTTCTTCACGACCTCGCCCTCAGACGTCAAGATACCGACCTCTTGCGTGTCGTCCTTTTTCGGCTCGTACGGCATCACGGCCACAACGGCGACTGATCGCTTCTCCGACACCGCGCGCACCACCACCAAAAACAGCTCGTCTTTGATACGATGGTCGGGCGCCAGATCGTCCCATGGCAGCAAATCCGGATGCTCAAGCGCCTCGGGCCGCTTTGTTGGGCCGAACTTCCAACCGGCCTTGAGCTTGCTTTCCATCCATTCGTGATGGAGCTGCTCCGGAGACTTGTCCAAATCGGCCAAGACCGACGTCACTCCCGCGATAGCGCTGTCCTTCTGCCATTGCGGTGTGATGTCCCAAGGCGCGATCGAGTGATCTGCCAGCGCGTGGCAATAGGCGCGGTGCGCTTCATGAGCGATGCGCGCAATCTGTTCTGGTGTCAGCTTCATTCCTCAACTCCTGCCTCGCTCGGTACCCCGGGGCCACGTAGCATACCCATTGCCTGCTGCATCATCGCGTCTTGCTGTTGCTGTGCTGCCGACTGCAACTGCACTACCAGGCTCTGCACATCCTCCACGTCATAATACTCAGCCACGAACTTGACCGCGTGCTCCAGGTCGAGCACCCCTCCCGTGAGCGCGGCAATCGCTGCTCTCGTGGCCAGCTCGACGTCCGACAACAACGGCTCGAAGTAGTGCGGCCACTGCAATGTGATTGCCCCGCCGCCCTTTCCGAGCTTCAAATCCTCATACGAGGTCTCCCCCGTTTCTGGATCGGTCACCGCCCGCTTTGGCAAAACAATGGCAGACCGCACCAAGACCTTCGTCTCGGGGTCCACCTCGACACTGCCGGTCAGCTTCCGCACGGCTTCCAGCATCATGACCACGAGCGGCAGCACGCCCCTTTGCCCGTACTGCTCTCGCAAAATGTCAGCCTTCGCGAGCATTGACGAATAGGCACGCTCGATCTCTGTTGCCGTTCGCTGGCTCATCTCCGGATGTTCGAGCACACACTGTGCACTCTCAAGGGTGAAGCTCCGCAACTGCCCTGCCAACTCCAGCGCCGCTTTTGGGCCAGAGCCAGAGATCTCGATGTAGTCCGCACTGCTCCCAGAGGGGAGCTTGATCGCGTTGTCGGATCCCTTCCGCACATCCGACAGCTCCGCATCCGAAACGATGCGCAGCGTCGGATCGCAGTTTGCGATCACGCCTTTGTTCGCCTGCGCCACGAGCGCATCGACCGCCTCGATCAGCTCGTACACACCGTGGCAATCGGGATCACCGTCCACATCATCCTGCACCGGTAGGTTCTGCGTCCAAACCACCGGACAGAACCCCAGTCCGTGTTTGACGACCTTTGCCCCAACCTCGTTCCAATCCGGCTCATCGCCGTCTCCCACCGGAGCTGGATTGAACAAGATGTCGTTCTCTCCGTCGATGATGCGCCGATACCAGTAGGCAACCTCGCGCCAGACTCCGGTTTCGTCGCGCTCCTCGACCGGATAGATGTACCGCTTTTCGATGGCGTCGAGCTTGTGTGTCATCCGATCCAAAAACTTGGGCGTGACCCACCGTGGATCATGCACCTCGATCACCGGCACGCCGTCAACAAACTGAAACCCGACACACGCCGTACCCATCGATCCGCCATACTGACGGGCAAGAAGCATCAACGCCCACAGCCGGCCAGATTCGACGAGCGCGTTGGCATAGGTCTCGGTATTGGCATCGCCTTCAACACGAATCGTCGGGTGTCGCTTCTCCGAAAAAAGCAACCCAGTAAACCGATCGACGATCACCCGCACCAACGGGTACGGAGCTGACGGCTTACGAAATCGCAAGGGCATGGTCGACGCGCCTGCGTCATAAAACCCGGGCGGCAGCACCCCTTGCGAGGCTATCGCCTCGGTCTCGATCGGGTCTACTACAGTCCCGCCGTTCCAGTCTGTGCGCCGACCAGAATACTTCTCGCAACGGTACCACGCCCACAAGTGATTCAGCCCCTGTTGCCGCGGGCTCAAGCCAAGACGCGCGATCCGATCATTCGTTTTCTCGGTCGTCTCTCCAGCGCCGACACCTTTTGTCAAGCGCTCCGCAAGCCCGCCCAACAACCGTCGCACCAAATGAGGCTCGTAGCCCGTACCTGACGACATGGTCTATTCCTTTGCTACACCCGCGGTCCGACCCACCGGACGATCACCGAGAATGTCCGCCAACCGTGCCAGCTCCAATGCACTCCGGGCCACGACCAAACACTTCTCGGAGATCTCGGCCTTCGGCGGTTTCTCCTCGACCCGCTGCTTCCCGTCCGCCGCTGTCACGATACGCGAATCGGTCGGCTGCAACGCGAGCGCAGTAAAGGTTCTCGCGACATCCAAGAGCCCCAGCGCCGTCGTTTTCGCCACGACCGCGAGCTTGTCGTCGAGCTGTTTGGCCACCGCCCTCAGATCGATCGGGGTCTGCGTCGCCTTTTGCGCCTGATCGTGTGCCAAAGCCTCTTTCAAACTGGTTTCATCCATGACGTCCTCCTGCTGTTTTGTACGCTATAGGGTCTACCCCGTCAACGCGAGGTCAAGTCAACCCGTCCAGACTCTGCTTTTCTAGCACCCATGCGCGCGCCTTCACGCGCAAACCATGACGCCATCAACCGGTCGCCTGTGTGCGCCATTGGATCAAAAAAGAGCATCTCTTGGATCCACTGCGCTGTCTCGCTGTGCATCACCCCTTGCCCGTCATTGGGTATGATCCACTTCGCCGCTGCCATCTCGACCGCGAGAGACTCCACACCGAACTCGGGGTGCGCCTTATTTCGTCCGGTCGTGAACGGCCGAATCGGTACCGCGCTGCCGGCGTTCGCGAACTGCACGAGGTACTGTTGCGCCGCGTTGTTTTCGACGACACAGATCGAGTTGTACCGATGATGCGTGTCAACGATACGCCCCACGATGTCCGGCCCCGCCCATCGCCCTGCCTCGATGTTCACCACCTGACGAGATCCGTCCCCGTGCACCCAGATCGTGAACAGCACTGTCTGTCCGGCCGCCGCGTGCTTCTGGACCGCCAGGTCGACACCTGTGTAGATCCTCCCGCGCTCGGCGCCCACGAGCACTGGCAAGAACTTCAGCTCGCGACCACGGTCCAGACACGAATCAATCCATTCCTGTTTGAAGCGACTCTCGGAATCGTCGCGCGCCTGGCACATCATCTGCCGCGCGAACTCTAGCGGTCCCAGCTCACCCCGCCGCTCTTCGATACGATCTAACGGCCACCGCTCCGGCCACCGCGATTCCCCCGTCGTCGGGTCCATCACGGGATACCGAAGCGCGGTCCAGCCCGGCTGTCGCGCAAACCGGTGGAGAGAATCGTCGGGATGATAGGCGTTACCGACGATCCAAACCTTTGCGTCCCGCGTGAGACGGCCGACCAGTGTCGCGTGGATCCACTTCCACAGATCCTCGCGTGCCGCCGGAGTCCGGCAGTTTTCATAGTCGAGGATGTCATCGAAGATCAGGAGATCGATACGCGCGCCGACGATGTTGCCGTGGATACCGCACGCCTGTAGCGACGGGTCCTTGCTCATGACCGTGCGCTGCACGAACAGGTGATGGCTCGTCCACGGGTCGCCTTTTTTCAATCGCGGAAACACCATCGACAGCTCGGCCGATCCCTCGACATATTTCGCCACCGACCGCACGATCTTCGCCGCCTGTTCGTGCGTGTTGGAGATCACCACGATGCGCTGATTGGGGTTGCGTCCAAGCTCATAGAGCGTGCGACCGATCGACACCTGCTGCGTGTTATGCGTGACCACGTACCCACGCCCTGCCAGATACGTGCGATCCGGAGAGTCTACCGCAATGCACCGAACCGGCACAGATGGCACCGGCTCAATCGCCGTGATGTATCGATATGCGGCCTTGCCCCCGACCTTCCCCTTCTTCTGTGCGAGCCGCTTTCTTGGGAGCCAGAACACGGGCTCGCGTGCGGTGAACGTCACGCGCCACTTACGACCAACAACCCGGCCATCAATCTTCGCGTCCTCTTCAGAGATTGCCGCCTTGAAGCCCAGCGACCGCACAAGCTGCAAGACCTGTTCAGCCAGCGCCTGTTTGCACTGCGTGAACTCCACGCGGCTTTTGCCGCCCCGGCCTTCGATCGATCCGTCTGTGTCAAGCAACCCCGCCAACAACTCACGACGCTGGTCCACGGATGCTTCAAGATACTCCGAAGGTATGTGTTTGTTACCGAGCACCCCGAGCGTTCGCAACCGCTTGCGCAAGGTATCGGGCAAACACCTCGACCTGTGTTCCGAATATCCCCCGATGTTCCCGCGCAACACCTTCGGATGTCTGCGATCCCGGTACACTCCCGCCGCGATCCCCCCTTCGAGCGCGACACACCGGTCGTAGATCGCCCGATCACTCGTGTGCACCGTCAATGTTGGGGTATCAGTGTCCCCTTCCCCCAGCCACGCCCCGAGCACATACGGATGCACCGGCAGCTTTCGCCCGACGTACTGCACCGGCTCCACCAAAGGGATCCGCCAACGATAACGTGGGTAGGCTTCACCCGACCTCTTACGCGCCCCGCTCACAACTGTTACGCCCTGTTGCCGCATATCCTCGGTCGTAAGCACACGAGGGGCCGACACACGACGATGGTGATTGTGCACAAACCGGTTCCATCGCTTTGCCCCTACACGGCGGGTCACACGAAGACCACAACCGCACGCACACAACGGGCCGTTGCCTCGATGCTCTGGGCTTGGGGCCGAACGAGCAAAATCGAGATGACTGTACACAAGCCACTGGTGATCAGAATCCGCAAGGAGCACTTCGCCGTCGTCAAAAACGACACGCCACACTTTTCTATCTCGCTGCACGCCGGTCGCAAACGTCACGCGACACGGGCGCCCACGAGAGTCGAACACCCGATCCCCTTTTTTCAACTCCGCCATCGTCGACCAGCCCGCGGGCGTCGGGATCGGCGTCCGGATGTCGATCGCTTTTCCACCCTCGGTGTGACTCCAAAGCAGCAACCGCTTGTGCGACGTCATGAGCGATTGCCATGCCTGGTGCATGGGCGCCATCTCGATCGGCTTGCCCGTCATCTCGTCCTTGAGCACGAACTCCATGAACGCAGACGGATCCACCCGCGCCGCTTGCGCGTGTATTTCCTGGGCCTGACGCAAGCGCGTCAATACCTCTTGCCCGAGATCTTCCGCCATCTCAGCCTATCAAAACTCGTGTCCGCAATTTGGGCACGTGTGTTTCTTCCCCTCGCGCGCTGTGAACGACACCTCTTTGACCTCGCCCGACACCGGTGTCGTCACCTCTCGCGCGGTCTCCGTAGCCGACTGTAGGATCTTGTCGATGTCTTCCTGACAAAAACCAGTGCTCTCCAGCACCCCGTCCGCGATCTCGTCAATCTCCTGCAACAGATCGGCGAGTTGAGGTCGATCCCATTCCGCAGTCTCGGCGGTCCGATTCAACGCCAGACCGAGCGCCACCGCCCGACGATCATCGACGTCGACCCGCACGATCTTGACGGTCTCCCACCCGAGATCCCGCATAACCTGAAGACGACCGTTGCCGCCGATCACACGACCGGTTGCCCGCTGCACCACCAACGGTTCGACCTGGCCGAACTGCTCCAGGCTGGCCTTGATCGCTCCCCGGTTCTTGTCCGGATGTCGGCGAGCGTTGCGGGGATCCTCGGTGAGAGAATCCAGCCGCACGACCTCGACGATCATGCCGCCTTCTCAGCTTTCTCCAGCCACTCCTCGACGGGGATCCGGAACTTCCGCCGGACCGCTACCGCGAGCCACAACGGGCACGCCCTCTTCCCTTTCAGGTACAGCGTCCACGCCGACAGCGAGC